ATTCCTTCTACTGGCTCAATAGTTCCAGCATTATTATTTACTATTGCTTTTGTATTATAGTTTCTAATTTGCACAATACGATTAGGATATACCTCAGATGATATATCAGTTAACTCGCAAATTTGTCCTTCATAACTAAAGGTTGATGATGAAAGAGTTTGTTCAGTCGTATTTGTTATGTAGATTGGAGAAGAAAAATTAATAATATAATTTGTAGAAACACCAGTACGTACTGGCACATGCTTATGCATCTTTATTCTAGCAAATGAGTTTAAGATACCTTTGTCGGTATTATCAATTGCCTTTAATAACTTAGAATATCGTAATACGCCATCAAACTTTTCTAACACAGTATCATTATAGTCTACTATAGTTTGTCTTACTGCAGCTTCAAGTTGTGCTTTCGTTTTGGCAGTATTATTCGGATCATATTTAAAAAACACATCCATACTGATGAACGTGTAATCTGGATTTACAATTTCAGTTGTAATTGATCCAACGTTTTTAGTTGCTAAAAATCTATTGATATTTTGCTTAGTTGTCGTAGATAAAAACTCGCCTGAAAATGGCTTGATTGAAATAAACACTTTACCATACGTTGGTGGTACATTTACTTCTCCACCCCAGACAGATATATCTTCAATAAAATCAAATTCAGCATTTAAGATTGCACGATAATCAATTGATGTCACCGCACGATTTTGAGTCGAAAAAGCCATTGGTGCATTAAATCGAATTGAGTCAATACTTTCACGATCAGATCCAGTTTGAGTTTTAGTAAACCCTGGAGCTGGAGAAACAACTATGTTTGTTAATCCGCCTAATGATGAATTGATTGTAAATGATGATATGCCATTCGCTTCTTTTCCGTTTGTTTTGATGTATGCAATATCAACTATTTGTCCAGTTGTTGGCTTTTGACCAATAACTCCGTCACCAAAATAGATCTCATATTGGCCATCATAACTTTCTTGTAAGTAATAAACTTTTGAATCACTCTTTACATCAAGTATATTATTGTAATATGTATAAATTTCAGCAATGGTTGATGTGACAGAAGATCTTACTGATACTAGTAACGTAGATACATCAACTTGTTCTGTTGGTATTTTAAATTTTTGATTCTCTACTCGGTTGTTTACACGATACGAAAACGTTTCAATAACACCTTCGTATAACTCTACGTTGTTAAAATAGAAAAAGTTTTGTATGTCTTTACTTGCAGTGTACGAGGCGTTAGTTACAAAGGTGTATTGTTTATTACCTACTAATCCTTGAAACACCGTACCACGTGGCATAGTAACAGAATTTGGAGTGGTATTAATACCTCGAGCAACAACGTTTATAGTTGCTTGAGCTGCCGTAGTAGATGATGGAACATATCCTAAAGCTTTAGCATGTGAAACTACATTTGCACGAAGCTGAGCAGAATCTAAGAATGCTTCATTCACATTCGTGTGAGCTAAGAGAGCGTTATACTGAGTGTTATATGCAAGAACATCCAATAAGATACTCATGCCTGATCCATCAAAATCGTAATCCGCAAACTTATCTTGAGCTGAAAGATAAGCTTTTAAATTCATTTTGATCTGATCAAAATCTAACTCAGTTACATTTTTAATATTAGCCATTAGCGAATTCTCTCTAAATAAATATTTACATCTACTAATTCTGGGACATTCAGTATTCGTATTGATATAGAAACAAACACTGAATTTTCTTCAGACTTATCAACGATTTGTACTCTAGCTACTGACACTCTTGGTTCGTGATATTTGATTGTCCGTAAAATCGATTCTTCCATTGCTGCAACGGTAAGCGGATTAAAATTTTCAAATAACTGATTTACAATACCACAACCAACATTTGGCTGAAATGGTCTTTCACCATATCCAGTAAGAATTAAATTTCGAACTGAATTTCGAATAGCAGCAATATCGCGCAATGGTACTACATCACCAAAACTTGGATGAGGTTTAAATCGCAAATCTAGATCTGAATAGTCACGTGAACGAGCCACCACTATTGACTTAATAGTTTCTAGACTTTTATCTGATAGAATTTGAGTACTCATGTTATCTATTTATAACCTTTATTGTGGAGGACTCGAACTGTTAGGTATATGTTTATGTGTAGCAAGTGTTGGTGCTAAACCTGCACTTGTTGATACATCACCGACTGAGTGAGTTGTACCTTGAATTATGAGATTACCAGCAATATTAACGTTATTGTTAATTGTAGTATTCGCCGCAGTTGTTGACTGAGTACCAGAAATAGTTTCTGTATAATTCGATCCAACTTCTAAATTCAGATAATCGCCAATTGTTTGAGTCATGTAAGAACCAATATCCTGAGTCATGTAACCAGTTACTTGATGTATTGCATTTCCCTTTATGGTTTTAAATTCTGAGCCTTCAATGATTTGAGTTACGTTACCATACACATGTTCTTTTTTATTTCCTTGTATTTCTGTATTGCAATTGCCCACTACAAAGAGATTGCAATCGCCTTCTACAGTAACACGTGAAGTACCTTTAATATTAACATACTCATCACCTAGAGTTACTTCGTAATTATCTTTTATTACTTTAAATACTCGTGATCCATCTGGGTGTATTTCATAGAACGTTCCAGTTCGGTGTGCTTCTTTTATACGCTGGAAATCTTGAGTGTCATCAACTTCAAACACGTGCCCTGATTCAGATTCTAGAACTTTGTTAAATGGATACTGTGGCTTAGCAGGTGAAGCTGGTTCATCAAAGTAAAAAATGTTTGGTACATCACCAGACAGTTTAAACATCTCTGCCTTTGATTTAGCTTCAACAAAGCCAAGAGCAGGTATCGCATCAGAGTTAGCAACCTTGTTTGTACGAATTTGCTCTTGAATAATGCTTGCTTGTGTTGCTAATCCACGTGCAGCTTTATTTACGTCAGACTCATTTAAATAGTTTGTGGTAATATCATCAGTCTTCTTTGGATAATTACCAGCTGGATCGTAGAAGCCCTGATTAGTATTTGCTTCAACGCTATTTAAAGAAGCAATTGATCCTAATATAATTGGATCTTGAGCATCGGTTCCATCTCTAAAAAAACCAACAACCCATGAACCTTCGACTAAACCGTGTGGAGATCTACCAACGCCGGATGTACCTGATTCGGTTGTTGGCAATACAACAGTAGCCCACGGTAAATCATTTGTAGGCAATAAAACTTTATCCGAGGTATGGTAACCAAAGCATCGAACTCTTACTCTATTTAAATATAAGGGATCTGCTCGGTCTTCAACAACACCATGGAACCAAGCAAAATCTGTATTCATAAATGTATTCATCGTTTATGCACCGAATCTCTACGTACTTTTACTCGAGTGTAATACCCACTTGAATCAAATGAATGTGTGCTTGATACTATTAAATATCTACCACTCATAAATTCATCATTCTGCCGACCTGCTCCTTCAACTTGTCCAGTCTTGGGAAAATACAATTCGATAATAGAACCCGGTGTTAAACGCGAATCACCATTTAAACGTATTGAATGTTCTAGCTGTTCTAAGTTAGAATAGATCGAATGTTTTGTTGCTAATTTATATGTACTAAACTGGTGATAGTTGATTTCGTTTGAATCAATCATTGCCAAAGAATTTTGGTGAATAAAAATATTATACGTATCAGTAAGAGTTGCTGGGCTTACACCCGACACATTAAACTCTGGATTCCAAACTAAATCAGATTCAGGCCCGTCAATTAAAGGTATCTTATCAGTGAACGCATTAAAATCTATAGCATTGTATGTTTTATTTGATATATCTAGCGCATGCGTGCGAGTCACGTACGAGCCATTCTTTAAAGACTTATATGGAGAGAACCCTATATTACTCGATGCTTCTAATATCCTACGCCGCTTTTCTTCAAAGGAAGCATCAGTCTGCGCTTCAGCACTAAAGAATGTACCATGATTATACGAATCTAATGTGTTACCAGTAATCATGTTATTATAAGAATTGAGTACGTATTGAGAATCATGAAACGTTTGATATGCAAAGAATGGAGAGCCATTCGGCGTCATACTCTTTTGTAGTATATTCTTAATTGCATCTGAATAAGTTAAACGAGGTGGAATAAACTTCATAGTACCAAGTGACTGATTATCTAATACAGTGACTGGAGCTCCAACCTGTCGATATAGCTCACTGAGTATTTCAATCGATGTTCCAGATAATTTAGAAGAAACTCTCTTTGCGGTTGATACTAATCCAAATGGAGAAATACAACGTATACGATATGCAGCCATGTCTGGCTTTGGTTTACCATACGTGGGAATGTCTAAAACATACCAATCATTCTGTATGCTAATAGGAGGAGAGCTTTTATCGTTTTGCTTAGTTACTATTGAAGATATCTTTTCATTACCAGAAATTTGCAAATCTTCGAAGAGAGATACACCATCGGCAATATCAAATTCAGCTATCAATGCTTGTTGAAATATTGATTCATAGATTACCATCTTTTGAACCAACTGAGAAATTTCTCTTTCTTTACCGTTAGCGCCTTCAATACTAACAAGTAGTCGGAATGAATCTGGATCAATTGCACTTAAATCTGTAGGGTGTAACCCCTTTTGAATTGACATTATCTATTTCACTTATTAATTAATGAGCGGAAGCGAGTAGCAAATTCATCAACAACAGATTTATTTAAAACTCTTAATTGAGTCTTTCTATCGTTTACTTCGGTCTCGTATTCGTAATTCGTTACTGGAAGTTGTGGGTCAGTTTGAGAAAAAATCAGTCGCTCAACAGATGTGCCTGCAGCATTTACATAATGGTGTGCAGCATCTTTTTGTGGTGTAAATATATTTCTATAATTAATATTTGCTGGAAAGGCAAATGCAGAAGTAAGAAAGGCTGTATTTTCGTTTTGAAAAGGTATTGTATTTGTTTTTCGAATAACAACTGAATTCAGTTCAGGTTGTATTTCAACAACAACGCCTCTAGCACCAGATACTAATCCAAGTACTTCTTCTCCAATAAGAAGATCATAATTATGAATCCAATGCTGAGTACCAGTTCTACCAGTTCTTAGTTCTGGAGTAAATACTACATGAGGGTATTTTTCATCGATGTAATTTTCTAGTTCTAATGCTGACTTTGGCCAAGCATGAAGACCCGTACTTAAGCTATCGTTTATAACAAAAAACGTCCACCAGTAACTTGGTGTTTGATAAAGCTCCATTGATAGTTGATCAGGTCTAGAGCCATCATTTATTTCTTTATAAAGATAAGCATTAGCATTATCTAATTCATTTAAATATACTTTAATATTTCGAGTGATATCAACAATAATCGAAGTATCGACACTTTCATTATCGATTTGATATTGTATTAATGGAAAAGATTTAAAAAAGTTTAACATTAGTCTCCACCATACTCGTTAATATCACCACGTGTAAGCACTTTTGTTTCTTGAAAGGTGAATGATAAATCCACATCAAGTGGAGCTCCACCATCAAAATGCATATTTCCACCGGCCGTGGAATATGCACTAGTCATTCCAGTTAAAAAGCACTCATATATTTTAGGATAATATGAATTTTCCTTTCCATCCTGTGAATAGAATTTAATTGTAAATGTCGATGGATACGATAGTAAGTAACCATTCTGACTTTGCTCAGCATACATTTCTTTTCTAAAAAAGTTTATAATATCTCTAATAGATTCTGATTCAGAAGGGTCTTCAGGAATTAGTTTAAATGTAAAGGTAAATGATCTTACCGTCATATTTTGAAATGACGTCACACTATTAGGATTTACTGCTTTACCTTTGTTCAGACTATAAATGTCCGCAAGATTTTCTACGCCAGGAACAGTTGAACCAATACCTGACGACATAGCAATCTTTGTTGCTATCATTGTTCTTAAATCAGAATCACCAGCAATTTGTGCGTTAGCAGCTTGCGCAGTTCCTGTAATATCACCAGAGTCCATTCCTTTCATGAGAGTGGATCCAATAGGACCCATATCAATTGTTCCAAAGGAAGCACCATCTCCAAATGTTACGTTTGGTGGATGATAAATTGATAAAGATCCACGAATGTCTCCACCACCACCATATTGATACTGATTAGCAGTAATCCGCATGAATGGTACATTTGCACCAGTAAGATTCTTTGGAAAAAAATGATTACTTTGTTTCATGGATAATACTAATGACCTGTTATAAATAAGTTTAACATATACTAATTCTATTTATATATTTATGGCAAAGACTTATAAAGGCAAATATAAAATAAAGAGACCTGATAAGTACATTGGTGATCCTTCGAATGTTACGTATCGATCTTTATGGGAAAGACAGGCTTTTCGTTGGTGTGAAGATCGTACTGATGTTATTTCATGGTCTTCAGAAGAAACTGTTATACCATATCAGTGCAAAACCGATAATAAAATACACAGATACTTTATAGATTTAAAGATAAAATTTGCTAATGGCAGAACAGTGTTAGTAGAAATAAAACCAAAGTCACAGACAGTTCCTCCTAAAAGACCAGCCAGACAAACTAAAAAATATGTGACAGAAGTAATGGCATATATTAAAAACGAATCTAAATGGATAGCTGCTAGTAAGTATGCAGCCGATCGTGGATATCATTTTGAAATATGGCATGAAGATATATTAAAGTCATTGGGTATTAAATTACTTACCGGTTGATACCCCAACCCTCAGATGGACTCTATTATTATATCATAAAGTCCGTCAATTGTACATATAAATAGGTATTATGGCAGACTCACTTTTCGACAAGTACCAAGCACAAGCATTCAAGGCTGGAGTAGTTCCACGCACAGTTGAGTCTCGTAAATGGTTCATGAATAAATTAAAAGATTTACGTAATGTAAGTCGCAATCAACTATTAAGCGATCCGGCCGTAAGAGCTAAAAATAGATTACGTGTTGGTTCTATGTATATGTATTTTTATGATCCTAAAAATAAAAAGACTCTTCCATATTACGATAGGTTCCCATTGACGATTATGGTTGAACCAGCACCAGGTGGATTTTACGGAATTAATCTTCACTATCTTCCGCCAATATTAAGAGCTAAAATGTTTGATGCGTTATTAGATATAACCAATAATAACCGGTATGATGAATCAACTAAGTTTAAACTTTCGTATGATTTATTAAAAAGCTCGAGTAAACTAAGATGGTTTGCACCTTGCTTTAAAAGATACTTATATAGTCATGTAAAAAATTCTCCAGTAATAGTTGATGCTACTGAATGGGAAGTAGCAATGTTCTTACCAACAGAGCAGTTTAAAAAGGATACTCGAGATAATATATGGAAAGAGTCTAGAAAGAGTGTAGGAAGATAACTTATGATTTTTAAAAATCCTATTGATAGTTTAAGTTCTAAGATCTCAGAAAGAGGCGGCTTAGCTAAACCAAACTATTTTGCCGTAACTTTTACTGGCCCAGCATCAATTAATCCAAACGTATGGTTAGTAAATGCATTATGTGAATCAGCATCTTTACCAGGTAGAGCATTTTCAACTGCAGAATATGCAACAACTAAAAACGCAGTAAAGGTTCCATACACGTTTATTAACGATGATGTGACATTAACCTTTTTGGTTACTAACGACTTTTACATGAAAAACTTATTTGATAAGTGGATGAAGTGTGTTATTAACGATGTAGATGGTAAAGTGTATTATAAAAAACAATATGCTTCAGATTTTACTATTACAGTTTTGAGTCCTAAGTCACAAATGATTCATAAGGTGACTTTGCAAAACGCATATCCGATTACTATGACTGCCATTGAATTATCTAATGCTGCAGAAAATCAAGTAATGAAAGTAACCGTCACGCTAACATACGACAACTATAAGACTGATACAACGTTCTTTAGTCTAGCAACTTCATTGGCAGATTTAAGAGATGCACTTTCTTTTCCTAATCCATTAATGCCATCAGTACCATTTTCTCCATTTGGAGATTTAAGTAGTCAGGGTGAAGCTATATTGGCTGGATTAAAATCTGAATTGGCTGGTGAGCTTACTGCTCAGCTAAATAGTATTACTAGCATATTACGAGATAAGATTGGAGCCAATACTTCTTCTATTACAACTGTATATCAGGGTGGATTAGGAAGTATTGTTTCACAAATTTCAGGAAAGGTTCAAAATATATTTGGCTCTAGTTTAAGTGGAGCATTTCCAGCTGCAAGTTCATCGATCATCAATGCTGGAAAGTCTGTCATTTCAAGAGGTTCAGCCGCAGTAAAAGGTTTGGTTGGTTAGTTATATAATTAAAACATTATTGGAGAAAAAGTAATATGGCATTACCTAGATTAGTATCGTCAAAGCACACATTAGTAGTACCAAGCACCAAAGAAAGTATTGAATATAGACCATACTTGGTCAAAGAAGAAAAGATATTAATGATGGCATTTGAGTCTAAAGATCAATCTCAAATGATCACAGCATTACGAGATACGATTGCTGGTTGTACTGAAGGAAGAGTGAAGGTTGACAATTTAACTATGTTCGACCTTGAATACATTTTCTTAAAATTAAGAAGTAAGTCTGTAGGTGAAAGTGCTAAGCTAAAAGTTAAATGCATTAAGTGCGAAACTCCAAATGAAGTAAATATAGATTTAAGCTCTGTAAATGTTGTAGGTGAAATCAAGCCAACTACTAAAATACAATTAACTGATACTGTTGGCTTGATGGTTAGGTACCCAACAGTAAAGGGATTATATAGACAGCTGAATAGTTTAAATGAAGCGAACAGCACATTAGCTGCAATTGCTTCGGCTATTGAATCTATATACGATGCTGAGAATGTATATCCAGCTGAAAACGAAACTGAAAAGAGTATACTAGAATTTATTGAATCACTTACATCTGATCAGTTTAAAAAGATAGTTTCTTTCTTTGATGATATGCCAAAGTTAAAGCATGATATTGATTTTACATGCACGCATTGCAAACAAGAGAATAAGATTGCTGTTGAAGGGCTACAAAATTTTTTCTAATATGTCTCTCTCATGAATCATTGGAGAATCATTATAAGACTAATTTTGCGTTATTGCAGCATCACAAATATTCGTTAGCTGAATTAGATGATATGCTACCTTGGGAAAGAGA